AGGAGTTAAATCTTTTCCGGTTTTAGGTACGGCGATAAAACTGCGCTGTTCCGAAAAAGTAGCGCCTCTTTTATTAGGCTTCGCGGCGGATTTTAATAATTTAATAGAGCCGATAGACGCCGGAAGTTTAGATGACTGGGGCTACTGTTTTAGAGAAGTTCGCGGTGTACCGGGTAAGATCTCAAACCATAGTTCGGGCACGGCGATTGACCTTAATTCTACGCGTCATGGGCTCGGAGAGGTCGGAACCTTCGAACTTGCTAAAGTCCCGATGATTCGCGCGCTTGCTAAGAAGTACGGTCTATTCTGGGGAGGTGATTACCGAAATCGTAAAGATGAAATGCATTTCGAGATCAGCGTTAGCCCGGCCAAGGCGGTCGAGTTGATTAAGAAACTAGAGGGAGAAAATATATGAACGCAGGACTAAAAGCGGCGGCCTCGTCTTATTTAAGAGCGGCTCTATCTTCGGCGGCGGCTCTACTTATCTCGGGTATAACGGATCCTAAAGTATTAGTTAACGCTTTTTTAGCGGGATTACTCGGGCCTATACTTCGGGCTCTTAACCCTAAAGATAACGCTTACGGTTTAGGTTCTAAATAAATGGAGGCTCAGGCATGGATCGCGCTCGCCGGAGGGTTTATCGCGATTCTGTCTGGGCTTTACGCCGTAGCGAAAGTCGTAATTCGCTCGATTATGGCCGAAATAGGGCCGGAGGCTAACGGTAAGAGCCTTAAAGAGCAGGTTAACCGATTAGAGTCCCGGCTAGATCATATTTATTCGATCCTATTAGACCGTTAAATCGTTATAAAACCGTTACCTTAATCCGCTTTACTTGTCAGGGCTTAGGCGTATTCTTTTCTTATCTAGGGGGCCTCCCTGGGGTGGTAGAAAGGCTTAAAATGTCTAAAATGGGAAATCTATATCTAGAGATATCGGAAAAGTTAGATAAGGAATTACCCGGATTTAAAGAAGCCGCAGAATGCGGTTGCCGCGCCTGCGACTATTTTACGATTCCGGCTATTCAGATCGAATTCGAGAAGTATTCTAAGGCTAACGATATTTACTCCGAAGCCGCTAAATGTTAGCCTTCCTCGGTAATTTATCGACGCCTATTTGGTTTCTTATTATCCTCGGTTTTCTCTGGGGCCTCTCCGCTTTTTCTTATCTTTTAGGGGCCGAGGTAGGTCAGGAACGCGGCTTTAAACTCGGATACTCTCGGGGAAAACTCGTAGGAACTCAGGAAACTAATTACTTTTACGCCTCCTACCCTCGGGACGGAGAAACGAATGCCTAATCCTCGAATCTCCTTTAATTCTGTCGTAATAGGAAAACGCCGAACTTCTATCCGAGCCGCGATTAAGGTCTATCCGGAATCCGGATCTCTTCGATTAAAGATTTACGAACTACTAATCCGAGCCGGAACTAGAGGCGCTACGGATCAGGAAATCGAAGCGATTCTCGGTATCTCGGGAAACTCGGTTAGACCTCTTCGGGGAAGTTTAGAAAAGCAGGGTTTTATTATCGACTCGGGAACTACCCGGGAGAATCGTAACGGAAATCTCTGTATCGTCTGGAGAGCCGTAGAGGAAGGAATGTTACTATGAGTAATTTTAATATAGATCCGGCCTATACCGAAGTCGCCGAACGCATGAAAATAGCCCGCGAACTCTGGCCGGCCTGTATTTTTCGGCCCGTCGATCCTTTAAACCCGTATCAGATCGTAACCGTAAAGGATCTAAGTTTTATCGTCTACTCCGCCGCTCTTTATCGCGACCCCGAGGATTTACTTCCCGCTATCGGAACCGCCTGGGAAGAGATCCCCGGCCGGACGCCTTATACGAAAGGAAGCGAGCTTATGAACGCGGAAACCTCCGCCTGGGGCCGCGCCTGTATCGCCGCCGGTATCCCGTCGAAGAAGATAGCGAGTTTCGAAGAGGTCAGGAACCGGCAGGAAATTAAAGAAAAAATCGCCTCGACCGCCCCAGTTACTCCGGTCGCCTGGGATCCCTGGGCCGCTCCTATATCGGAAACGGCTCCGACGACGGCGATTACTTTCGACGCCTGGAGCTGTATTCACGGAGCTCGGAAAGAGATAGAAGGCGAGAAGAACGGTCGCGCTTATTTCGGTATGGGCTGTCCTAAGACCTTAAATAGCGGCGAGCAGTGTCCGACTAACTGGTTCTCCCTTAACGCCGAAGGTAAATGGCTTCCTCGCCTAGAGGCCGTTAAATGAGTTTCGTCGAATCTATTAACCTAAAAACCCGAATAAAAACCGTCTTCGTAGACGACCAGATTATTTATATTCCTGTCGATCTTTGCGATAAATGCGATTCCTGGAAAGACTTACACGCGGGCTATTTTCAGCCGGGAATCTCAGGCGAAAAACTGATGTGGTTCTGCGGTGACTGTAAATGAGCGTCTTATTTGAGGCCGGCCAGTTCAACGACTGCCATTACTGCGATCAGAGTAAGCCGGTTCTAGGCGGAGCGGCTGTAACGGGCTATCGAGGGATTATTCTCTGGTACTGCGCCGACTGCTATCTATCCGTATTAGGCAGAACTAGTGCCTGAGGTCGATTACTTTGCGGAGCCTACCCTCTTCGGCGACGACGAGGACTATATAGCCGATCTTTTCGACCGGTTTATAATGCCGCCTTACTCAGTCCTAGACCGAAAACAGGGTTCCTGGATACGAAGAAAAAAGCAGTGGTTAGCTCTAGGGATTAAATCCGAACTAGGACGCTCCGAAAATCTTATCTGGGCTCCTGTAGGAGATAATCCGTCGGACATGGTTCAGCGAATGAGAGGCGTCGTCGAAGGGACTTCCGTCTTCGATCCGGTTATCGTCGAGTTAGCGGTTCGCTGGTACTCAGCTCCGGAAGGGACGGTTCTCGATCCCTTCGCCGGCGGTTCGGTTCGGGGAATCGTCGCGAGCCTACTCGGAAGGAATTACCTCGGGATAGATCTTCGCGCGGATCAGGTCGAGGCGAATAGGGAGCAGGGTTCTATCGCGTCCCGGGACTTTCCTCCTATCTGGGTCGCCGGAGATTCGGAGAAGGTACTCGACGGCGTAGAGCCGGAGTCGGTCGATCTAGTCTTTTCCTGTCCTCCGTATTTCGATCTAGAGGTCTATTCCGACGACCCGGACGACCTCTCGAATATGGACTGGGAGTCTTTCCTTACTTCTTACTACGAAATTATTAGAAAATCGGCGAAGGCTTTAAAAGAGGATCGTTTCGCCGTCTGGGTAATCGGAGAGGTTCGGGATAAAAAAGGCTTTATTCGAGGTCTTATACCGGAAACTATAACCGCTTTTAGAGAAGCCGGACTTAGTTATTATAATAACGGAATAACGCTCGATCCTCAGGCTACGGCCGCTCTTAGGGCTAACCGATTCTTTAATTCGGGGAGGAAGTTAGTTACGGTTCATCAGCATTTTATGGTATTCGTAAAAGGCGACCCGAAGAAGGCTACGGATTACTGTAAAGCCGGAGAAGAAGATGACGACGAATCCGACTCCCTCGACTAGCGCCGTTATTCGCTGTTCCTGCGGATCCTGGATTATCTCCGGTCTTCCCTGCGCTGTCTGCTATATCTTAGAGACGAGAAAGCGATGACTCCCGAAGCGTATTTAGCGTTACTTTTAGGCGTTTTAATCGGTCGACTTCTCTCGCTCTGGTTAGATAGATGACTAATACTTATCCCCAGAAGTTATCCCCAGGCTTCCCCAGGCTGTTAAGACTCGCCCAAGACTTCGTCAATACCCGTTCAATACGAAGAAGGCGGGTACGCTCCGACCCGAACGCGGGGCCCGTAGGGATAGCCCGAAGCGTTTTCGTTTCGGTGCTAGTGGCCGTTCTGTGTTTAATCCCTTCGGTATCTAAAGCGAGTTCTAAAGAAGTATTAAAAGCGCAGTCTTACGCGGGATCTATCCTTACTCCTTTAGAGTTCTCTTCCGCCCTAGTTCTCTGGACTAAGGAATCTAACTGGAATACTAAGGCGAGGAACGGTAGCCATTATGGTATCTGTCAGGGACGAAGTAAATACCTAAAAGATAAGGGTTATAAAATCCAGATTCGCTGGTGTATCGACTACGCTCGGAACCGTTACGGATCTATAACGAAGGCTTTAGAGTTCTGGAAGGTAAATCGATGGCATTAAACCGCCGGCACATGGGTTCCTACGAATGGAAGCAACAGAGATTACGGGTACTCAGGCGTGATAATTATGTCTGCGCCTACTGCGGTCTAGAAGCCACAGCGGTCGATCACATCGTAGCGGCCGTCCGTGGAGGAGATGACTCGTTAGAGAACTTAACGGCCGTCTGCAAGCCCTGCAACAGCCGTAAGGGGGCTCGTAGCGTTTTTTTAGGGGACACGTCTACCCCCTCTGTCTTTT